ATAGGCTTCCATTCACCGTATGTGCCTGTTTCTCCAAAGTCTGCTGGGGTTAAGGCTTGTCCATCTATGAAGTTCATTTCTGACATATAGCCTTCATAAAAACTACCAGCTACTTCATTGTCAGTATTACAACCTATAACTTGTAAATTATTTTCATTCCAAAAACTTTCAAAATTTTGTGTAGGGTATGTTGCAGTTGCTAAAGTTAATAATTCTCCATTTGCATATAACTTTACTCTATTACTTGCTGTTCCTTGTGTAGTATCTAATGCTATTACAATATGATACCAAGCAGAAGTATCACGAAACCCCATATCCGATTTACATATCCAATCAATGTGATAACCACTTCTATAATTAGCAATTTGTAATTGTTGCGTAGTGCCATCAAATTGTACTTTTAGTGCTACAGATTCAGCATTAGCTTCACTACCACCAAAATGAGCTTTATGGTCAGCAATACTTCCTCTTTTAATCCAATACGACATAGTCCAAGTTCTGCGATTACCATTAGCGGCTGGAGTCCTACTTAAATATGTAGAACGACCATCTTCAAACTTAAGACTCTGGTCTAACTCGTAAGCCTCTCCAGACTTATACATCCATTGTGGTGAACCTATTGCCATATTATGCGAAAGCCAGTTGTGGTGTTCCTAGTAAAATTCTGTTACTTGCAACAACTAAGTAAGGAACTAAATCAGTTGCTGATGCTGTTGATGTAAGAGTTAGACCTGCTGCTCCAGCAGTTTCGTAGTCTGTACCTAATGCTACTGTTCTACTACCAGTACCATCTTGTATAAATGCTATAAATCCTGATTGTCCTATTGCTTCTGTAGAAGGATTTACTAATGTTATATTACCTGTTAGTGTTAGAACAAAATTTTGATGTGTACTAAAATCTAAAGTAATATTACCTGTATTAGATGTATCTGTGTTAGTTGCTGTTGTTGCTACTTTAGCTACTAACGTTCCTGTCATTGTTCCGCCAGCTTTAGCTAATGAAGCAGTAGATACTGCATCTAGTTCTGCTTGAGTAGCTGTATCTGCTGCTAATTTTGCTGCAGTGACTGTGCCATCAGTAAGATAACTACCATTAATAGTATCACTACTTGCAAATTCTCCTAATGATGTTACGTCTGATCCTGTAAATATTGCTTTTACTGGTATTTTGGCTGCCATTACGTTACTCCTATGTTATCTGCGCTACCATCTGCTTTAAAAAATGGAAATTGTCCGTTAGTTATTGCTATATTATCTGCATTTCCGTCAGCTTTGAAAAAAGGGAACTGAGTAATGCCAGCTACTGCCCAGGAATTATCTCCTCGTAAAAATGTAGTAGTACTTGGTGTACCTGTTGCACTTAACTCAGATAATCCAACAGCATCTGCACCTATATCTGCGGCAGTTATAACTCCGTCTACAATTTTGGCTGCTGTAATACTATCGTCAGGGATGTCAGCTGCAGTTACAGGAACTCTTGCTGGTTCTTTTCCTATATATGGCATTTTATTTCCTCTTCTTTGCAGTCTTAGCTGCACGTTTAAACTGTTTAGCAGTAGGTCTGCCTTTAGCTCCTTTTTTCTTCATTCTTTCTTTAGAGCCTGCTTTAATTCTTTTACGTTTAGCATGTATATTTGCATATAAACCGCGTTTTGGCTTTCTAGTTTTTTTAGCTGCCATTATTTACCTACCTTTTTCATTGCTAATTTATGTGCTGCAGTAAAACTTTTACCTTGATTCATTAATTTGGTCATTTCTCGCATATGTTTAGCAGTATGGTGTACTTTATGTTTTGCCATAGCTGCTTTTTGTCGCTTAGTTAATGCCATTATTTTTTCTTTTTATGTCTAGCGGCAAATGCTCTGGCTGCTTCTTTACTTCCAAAGCCCCAAGCTCTTAATGCTAGCTTTAATCTAGTCGGTCTCCCTTTAGAATCTTTTAATGGTCCAGCCATTCCTCCAAATCTAGCTGCAAAAGATACTCTTCTAGGACTTGTACCTGTTTTAAGAGGACGTTTTAAGTTAGATCCTTGTGCTTTTGCACTAGCTCTACCTTTTGCATTAAGCCCACCTTTAGGATTTTTACCTTCTTTTCTTGTCCATGCTGGTGTTTTAGCCATTATTTTCTTCCTGTTTTTCCTGGTTTTTTTCCTTTTTTAGGATTTGGATACTTCATAATATCTCCTTATGTTATTTCCATTATACTAAGTATTGCATCAACTGCGTCTGTTACAGATCCTTTTACTTTTATTACGTCTCCTGTTTCAAGAACAATCTTATTACCCGCCATAACTTCTACTGAAGAACCTGCTGGTAACGGTATAGCTTTTACGACATATACATCATCTGCATTTTCTCCCGAAGAAGAAGCCGTTACTATTTGTGCATCAGCTGTTACTGATGAACCTTTTACGTTAGATATAGTAAGTCCAATTATGACAGTCGTTGTTGAACTTGGGACTGTGTAAACTGTTGTTAGAGAAGCATCTATACCTGCTTTGGTTTTTAGTTTAAATGTATTTGCCATTTTTTACTCCTAGCCTAATGCTATAGCCATTGCAACTCCACCGTCACCTTCAGCCTCACTAACTTTATCAGTTAGCAAAGCTGCAGTTAACCTTAATTCACACATGTCACCATCACTAAAAGCTTGTGCAGAAGTACCATCTTGAGCTCTAACTACAGTTAAAGTCTTTGTTCCTGTATTTATACCTGTAACTTTAACTATCTCAGTTTTAGTTGCTGCTGCATTTGCTAGCGTAACATATGTGTAATCGCTTCCTGATAATGTCGGAAATTCTGAAACATCATCCAGTACTACTGAAGTTGCTGAATTTGTAATAGCTCCATCTAATAAAGCAGAAGCGTTATTACTAAATTTAACTGCCATCTTAACTTACAGTTACTGTCCAAGTAATAGTCATGCTATCGCTTGCGCCTTTGTTAACTACAGAAAATACTGTTCTACACAACATATCACCACCTGATGATGCATTGAAAATGCCTGCTTCTGTTAATGCAGCAGTTGCATCACCTGCAGCCCAAGTAGCAACATATGCTATTGCGTTATTAGTTACAGTTGTTGATGTTAATGCGTTACGATCAGTTTCTGATACTAAGGTAGTATTTCCTGCTGCTGCAGCTGTTGTACCTGTTCCTACTGCCATGTGCGTCATTGCCGCTTTTGTTGTATCTTTCATTCTTGATGCAACAAAGTTTTTACCTGCTGTTACTACTAAGTTTTTGGTTTCTTGAACTATTTCATTATTTACAGCAATAGTCAGATTACCTGTTAACTTTAAATTATCTGATATCATTATTAAACTCCTTTAGTTTAATGTTATTCTATTAAAAGATGCTCCATTGAGCACCTTACCTGAAATATTTGAAACACTTGTTGAATCACCAATACTTACAGAATCACTAAAACTTCTAGCATATGCAACAGCTACTGCTATCACATCCGACACTGTACAAATATTTCCCTTATTACCAAAATAGTCTTTGTCTATTAAGGCACTATCATCTAAAGTAAATGCGTCTGTAATTACTTTATTGATTTCCGATATTATACTATCACCAAATGTAAATGAATTGTCAAGTACTTCATTCAAACCATTAGAAAAGTTTTCTTGTAAAGTAATTGAATCAGTTACAACTTTACTTAGTGTTGCATAATGTGTATCTGAAAAACTTATTGAATCTGTTTTTCTTAAATTTGAGTGTACATTTACATCTTCACTAACTAAAAACGAATCAGTTTTAGTTGTACTTACTTCTTTTGTTGCGTTTTCAATTATATTTAAATTTTCTGTTACTACTTTATTTACAGCTAAATTGTAAATATCACCTACTGTATAAAAATCTGTAGCAATCTTATCAAGAGATAATCCGATAATATCAAGCATTGATGCAACATTACCTTTAACTCCATAGTAATCTTTATCTACACTAGCTGCATCATCTAACGTAAATGCATCAGTTAAATTTCTATTAAACGTAATAGCTTTAGCAAAATTTTCAGTTAAACTTAAAGTTTCAGTTTTTGATAATCCTAAATTGAGTTCCTGTAATTCTTGTACAGAAACAGAGTCACTTACATTTTTACCGTAAGATGTAACAAGAACTTCACTTAAAGGAAACTCATCCGTAAACCATTGGTTTAAAGAATCATAGTCTAGTGCTGCAAGACTTTCTAATCTGCTTATAAGTAAAACAGGTTCAGGCGTTGTATATGAGTATGTTGCTTCTAGTTTAGTGGCTGAAACAATATTTTTAGTTTTACTTAAACTAATAATTGCTCTAACTGCCATATTAGAATCCTGCTCTTATATCAAACTTTAATAAATCTCTAACAGTTTGAATTCTACCATCATTATAAGTAATTGTAATTTCGCCTTCATACATTCCACTTGCACCACTTAGAGTAGTATTAGACCACGTCATTGTAACGTTACCATTTGATGCAGGACTAACAACTGAACAAGTGATTGTTTCAATAATTGTTGTTGAATCAATTTTTCTAAACTTCATTTTGACATGACTAGCACCTGATAGATCAATTAGTGCCCAGGTAGCATGATTATTTGCATCTAGCGTTTGACCTGATAATGCAGTATTACTATCTTTTAAAGTAATGTTTAAAACAGGTCGATTATCACCAGCTACTAATTCAATAGTAGGATAGTATTGTACTGTCGCGCTATTTAATTCGTTTGGTGAAAATGAATGGAAATTAGACATTAGACAAATCCTCGGTCAGTTAATTTAACATTACTATCTAAATTATCTGAATTGTGAAGTCCCATCATACGAATGTGTTTAAGGCTTTCTTGATATCTTAAATAGTAAGTATTGTTTTCTTCTTTCATATCACCTTTAACTGATGCATGTGCTTTATAAGCTACATAGTTATAAATAGCATCGTTATATACTTGAGGTAAGTCTATGAAATCAGTTGTTAATGATACAGTTGGAGGAACAGCAACATATACTACACTGATATCATCACGTTTTAAAGATACGTCAGTACCTTTAACTAAAATTTTAAAAGGGTGTGGGAATAACAAAGAAACATTTTCATCAACTTTATCTACATATTTACTTCTTTCATTATTAATTGCGACTTCAGTTCCATCATTATATTGAGCACTAACAGCATATAAAAAATCTGTTGGAACACTGTGTAATGAATTATTAGTAACGTCAGTCAATACTAATTCTTTTTGTATTAATCCAAAATGTTTATGAAGTTCTAAGTTTGCTTCATTTAAATAACTTATAAGCGTTGAAATATTAGCTGATTGTGTTGCATTAGGAGTACCAGTTCCTATATCACTTAAGTATAGTTGTTTAACTTCTCCCTTTGTAATATGGGATAAATAGTCAGAAACATACATATTAGGTCCTAAAGTGGTTTTGTCCAATCATACCACTATAGAATATTTATGTAAACCCTTTAAACAAAATAAGAACTACTGCCGTAAGACTCTGGTTCTTCCTCGTCATCCCATAACATAGAGCCATCTCCAGATTCGCCTGAAGACACTTCACTAGGCTTCCAAGCATTGAATTCTCCAAGCATAGATATGTTATCTAATTGATCGTCATGCTTAGACTTAAATCCTTTGTAAGTAGCTAGTGTAATTTCCATTAACATTTCAGCTAATTCATCTGATTCTTTTAATTCTTCAGGAAACCAGATTTTTCCTGATTTAAATAACGGTAATGCTATTTGCTGGAATCGACTCATTTTATCTTTGTTAGGTCTAATTCCTGGTGAGTTCTTACCTTTACCTGTAGCTAGAGTAAAGTAAATATTTCTATTCATTTGCTCATTTTGTATCCAAGATATAAAACCCCCCTGCTGCCCTGTTACCTCTATACCTACTTCTTGTGGGCGATACTTTTGAGCTAAATGAAATAACTTATCCATTGACTCATCCATTAATGCACGTTTACAAAATCCATCTACCCACAACCAATCACCGTTGTTATTGTAAGCCCACACATTGATAGTGCTAAAGTCAGCACTTTCTCTCGAGCTCGTAGCAAAGTCTGTTGTAATATAAAAGTTAAACGCTCCCATGTTTTGTTTTACGTTAGCATGCTTGTACCAGGTAAGATCGCTATCTTGTATTAAACGTTCTTCTTCAGACATAATGCGTAGCATTAGTTCCTGGTTAAAGCTATCTAACTTACCTGCACCTTTAGACTTTTGATACTGGTCCATTACGTAATCATAATTAAATCTATCTTCCCACGCACCTTTAAAATGTTCACGTTCTACAGGAAATTCTTCACAAACTGGATATACAGACACATGCCATACGCCAGATTCGACTGCTTTATACAAAGGGTCTTTAGCATTAAACGGGGTACCTGACCAGATTACCTTACGTCTTTTCGGATGTAATGCGTAATCAATAGCAGAGTACACAGTATTCTCTACACTCTCAATAATTGTGGGCGAACGAGCGTCATCATCAGAAAGTAAGTCATCTAACATAGCTAATTGTGGTCTCGTGTTTAGCTCTACAGTTCCACGAACACCAGTTTTAGCACCATGACCTGTAACAACGAGCTCTTTTCCTTGTTTATTCTTAAAATACCAGCGAATATCTGTAAATCGAAACGAATGTAAGTAAGTTTTTAAGAATTCACTGTGTTGACAGCGTCTTTCTAACCTGTAACGCATCTTCTTTACACCATTTTCTATAGAATCTGAGATGTACAATCCATAATCTACGTTAGCAAAGCCAGGTATAGATCCGTAAACTGCTAAATATAGTATTAGATATTCAGACAAAATAGTAGTCTTTGCTAATCCACGTGAACACATATTAACAATGTTCTGAGTTTTGCCCGTTATATTGTCTAACATCTTGTAATGGATAACAGGAGTAGCATTTTCTTCTCCTCGCTCTCCATTGACAAGCTTTATGAAACTAACAAACTCGAGAGCAAATTCACTAGGTACATAATTTGGATCAACACTATAGTCAGTGCTATTTAGCCATTCTTCTACAGTTTTCTTTACTAATTTCACATTACCTCGTATAACTCATTGATTAATGTAGACTTTTTCTTACGTCTGTCTAGATTAATTCCTCTAGCCTTGCCCATTGCTTCTAAAGCTACAGGTGATAACTCTGCAAGTTCTGCTCTTGCTAGCTCTTCGCAGTTAGTTTCCCACATACATTTGAAGAAGTGTACACATTTTTTTGCAGGTGTTGGTTTAGCTTTTGTTTTAAATATATGTTTTTTCATATTTCTATCTCCTCTATTTGAATAGGTCGGTCTTTTAGGTATCCTTCACAGTCAGTTAGTAATTCATCTCTACAAACCAACAAACTTTCATTAGGCTCACATAAAACATTTGGAGGAATAATTAACGGATCTACAGGTTCACGAACAAACGGATTGCTTTGACTACAAGATGTAGCCAATAGCGCTAGTAATACTATATTAAGAATTTTCATTAGAAATCTCCTCATATTCAGTTTCGACAGTATCCTGTTTCCTAGCAATAATGTCACTCTGCGCAACGTGCTCTGCTGTTACTGCACCGCTTTGTATCATTTTTAATTGTTGCTGCGCTAACGCCCGAGTGGTCTCACGGAGCTCATCGATAGACGAATTGCTATAACTAACGTCAACTTCTATCTTCGCTGCTTCAGGCGCTTTCAGTTGTGTGATTAAGCACTCGGCAGCCTTTTGACGCACGGTTTCGCTCTTAGCACTACGCATGAGCTCTGCTTGAGTATTAATCGCTTCTTGATGTACATCCATATTAAGAATATGAACAGGCACCAAAGTTCTTTCTAAAATCTTATGTACAAGGTCTCCCTTGTTATAAGCCGTAGAAAACGATGCAATCGTTTTCATAGGCGTATTCTTATCTACTAATCTCTGATAACGGTCAGGGAACGTTTTAGCGTAAGCAATCGTATTAGAGTCCCCGATTAACTTATAACTAACAAACTTAACAGCGTTAACATAATCTAACATCTTATAACGCCCGCTTTCAATCACATCAGCAAACCCAACCAGGTTTTCTTTGTAGACGTCTCTAAACTCATCGCCCTCTGTACTATTAATGAACTCTATCATCTCATCAGTCACATTGTGACGAAACTTCTTAGGCATGCTAGCCTGCAGTTGTTCTTTTGTTAGTACGACACCACTATCTTTCTTAACTAAATCCATTATCGCTCAATCCCATAATATAGCTTTGCCGCTTTAATTTGCGCAGCGTATCGCTTTTCATCTAAAAAATAATCGTCATCAACGCAGTATAGTAACAAAGGGTTTGCAATATAGCAATCATCTCTTCGTTTTATAAATTGTTGATCTATCAGTTCTTTAATGTCTTTCTTAGACATTCTGTCTTCAATTGCATCATCAACAGTGTTATCTGGATGAAGACAGTCACATACTATATCTACGGTCTCATGCAAGTTACCCTCCGACAGCCCCGCCCCCAGCTCGTAACCTACAATAATAAAGTGCTGTTTATCAGCTGTCTGCATGTTCGCCCTCCTTGAGCAGTTCTTGAAACCTATTCATTAAACTAAAATAGTCATCATTAACGTTACGGATTGTATACTGAGGATTCAGCATATAGTGTTTACTTGAATGTTTAGCTATCACCTTTAAATCAATTAATCTTTTAACAGAACGTGACGCATAGCTCTTTTTAATGTCTAACGTCTCGCATATCTCTGCCTGTGTTATATTGCATATATTATCCCCGTTCAACGGTAACTTCCTAAACATGCAACAGTAAACACTAAAGATAGAAGACGAGCCAATCAGCTCATTAACTACTAATAGATTATCTAAAGGTATCTTTGCCCAGCCTGCAGTATACGGTGTCTGCATTGTTCTCCCTGAAAAGTACACTCAACAGGGGAAGTATAACATAACATCCCCTAGCAAGTAAACTAATTAACAAAAGTTAACTCCACAGATAACTTTTAAACTACAAAAGTTAACTCTCAGGTCAACCTTGATGTTGCTGGAATAGGGTCTGTAGCGCTTCCCTTCTTAAGAGATATCTTTTTATATAGCTCCAAGCCTCCGTTGACTACGTCAACTACAGCTTGTCGCATAGAATAGCAACAAAGATCCCAGGGACTAAGCTTACTATTTTTTCTATAGAAAAATTACATAATTTACTACGGGAGCAGTAACTTAGTGTATGACTCGTCAACAAGTGGCACTCCCCCCCATAAGCACCCAGATAACTATCTTTTTTATTTGTGTGCTTATGTGTGTCCGTTGCTTGTTGACGTGTGGTCCACTGACCGTGGTTTAGGTGGATTATCATCCATCGTCTACTTAATCTTATAAACAGGAGAATGTTATGCCAAAACGTAAATTTAATAATGACCAAACAGTTGTATTTAGAATCGCAGACTCGGATAATAATACGATCGGTTACATAAACCTTTCAGATGATCTAGATGTTGCAGACTATCAATTCTTTGAGGCTAATCTATCTCATCTAATGGAAACCGATCAGGTCAATCTTATCGTCAGTCCATTAGGGGGTAACAATGATGCACTTAATACCTCTAAATTTACAATTAAATAACGGATTGACCTTTCGTATAAATCCAGGGCACCTAAACAACAGGTGCTTCTGGATTTTTATCCTACACTTTACACTACACAGTCTATAGGATAGTGGGCTACCTGACTGCACTGTCCGTGTTTCTGGCTCTTATCTAGGGCTATCAACTATTTAAACTAATGGAGAATATTATGCAAATATTTAAAGTAATCGGTAATACCATCGCAGCTATAGGTCAAACAGTTCAAGATTCAGCAGAATTAGTTAGTCTAACTGTTAGCGATGAAGGTCTTAAAACTACAACTAGACAATCATTCAAGATTATTAATACAGCTCTAGATGAGTCAGTAGAAATAGCTTTACTTGAATCAGAATACAATCTGACTAAGTTCAAAGAGGACCATGCTAAGAAAGTAGGTCGTCCAAAAAGCTCAAAGAATAAATCATGACTAAATTACAACGCGACATATTCATTGTGTCATTACTAGAAGGTGTAGTGTTTCTAATGCTATGTACTCTATTTGTTATGGCTCTGATTTGGTTTACCGTTTAGTTGAGTGACATGTTGAGGTGCATGTAAACAGCCTCTATTCACTACCGTACAAACCTAAGTAGGCAATAAACTCACAACAAGTGAAGATAAGGTAGTTGTGCATGTAGGCTTATCAATAGATAGGTCTACTCACGCACATTAGTTTTTAGATAGTTCGTAGAAAGACCATTTTACTAATTCCTGTCAATTACATAAGCTAGCAATGTAGTTGACTTTCGTTTATCGCTAGCAATTCCATATGGGAGAATATCCAATGAGTATCGTTACAATTAATAACCGTAAGAATAAAACTACTAATGTACCTAAGTTTACCATCAGGTTAAACAAAGATGATTCAGTAGAGTTCCGTCCAACAAGTACATTTGCTCATGTCAATCCAGAGCAAGTACTCAAGATTGTTACTAAGGCTACTGTTGATGTAACAGCTGAGAATAACAGTAACAAAGTTAATTTTAAATTAACTGGTAAAGACAAGTTATTCGGATTTCTTAACTACTTTGAAAATGATTTAGACGATGAGTCTGAAGATACTGAAGTAGCTGAAGTAGTCGAAGATGTAACCAAGGCATTGTCTAAAGTCAAATTAGGTGATATTACATTACCTATGACTGCAGGCGAAGCCGATGATTTGATTGATAGCCTCTAAAGCTATATAATCAATGTTGAGCAGTGTATTTTTGAGTTAGTGCACTGCTCACTACCTATAACTCAATATCAGTGAGATAGTACATTCAACTGAATATTACTCTCAATTGATAATACAAGATATAGTCACGCATCTAAATCCAGCTACACATAAAACGATTGGTTCGTTGAAGACGCTATATACTTACTAGAGATACTAGTCGTAATTCCTGAATAAGGTAGACTAGGTCTCTGACAACTAAAGCTAAACCTCAAATAGGATACCATTGCGAAGCACTTACTGCTAGTTCCGTAAACATATATTGCGGTATCCAAAACTAAACCGAAGGGTTAGGTAACCAATCCTAACACAACTGATACATAGGCATACCAATACTAGTTGGAGTATGTCTGTGTATTATTATTTTTTCACTTAAACAAGGATCTACTATGAATATTCAATTACACAACGAGTTGGAATACTCAAAGAGAATGCGTAACAATCTAATACTACATGATGTATTAGATGATATACCAACAAAAATCACTCAAGCGCTTACATTGTCTATTGATAATTATCGTAAAGATAACTACTATCAATCTAAACAAAAGCGTATTGATAACTTACCAGAAACAATTGACATAGTAACTAATATCATTGCCATAGTACTATCATCACCTAGACCTAAACCTATTCAAAGTATTGCAACTGAGTTAGGTTTTAGCCTAGGTTATCATAATCAATTGAATGCAGTTAAGACAGGTGCAGAAATATTGTCTATATGTCATGGCAAATTGTATGATATTAAACTGACTAATGATAGTACTGACATAATACCAAAATACAAACTTAAACGTGATACTGTAGATAAGCTTAATATATTACAATATTTGCCACCAATGATTCAAAAACCTAATGATTGGATATCCAATACAGACGGTGGATGGTTATGGGAGCGTAAATCTATTATTCTAGGCAAAGGTACTCATCACAACAAGCCTCAAGCTTATGATGCACTCAATCTATTACAATCAGTTGCCTGGACAATAGATATACCAACCTATACTAATTTCGTTAACACTAATGAAGCTATGGATACTGAACAATTCGAGCGTGTAGTTCGTGATTATTTTGGTAAACCATTCTATTTCGTATGGCGTTATGACAAACGAGGTAGATCATACTCATCAGGTTACGACTTAAATGTCCAATCTAACGAGTATGGTAAAGCATTGTTATCACTATTTAACAAACAAGTAGTAACTAACCTGAATAACCTAAAGATTGCTATTGCTGGTCATGCTGGTCATGATAAATTAACATGGTCAGAGCGTATCAATTGGTTTAATCAACAATTAAACTTTGATATTGATACATTTGACGAACCAATACTAGGTTCTAAAGCAATACAAGCATATCTAGACAGTAAGAAAGGTATTGCTACAGGTTATACAATGAGTATTGACGCTACTGCATCAGGTTTACAGGTAATGTCAGCATTGTCAGGCTGTAAAATAACTGCTAAAGCATGTAATATGGTCAATACAGGTAACAGAGAAGATATTTATCAGTTTGTTACAGACAAGATGAATAAACTATTGAAGCCTGTAGATCAAGTTACACGCAGTGATGTCAAGAAACCTGTTATGACTACATTCTATAACTCAGAAGCTAATCCCAAAGAAACATTCACAGAACCTCAATTAGAAGCATTCTACGCATCGTTAGACGATACATTACCAGGTGCGTTAGATGTTATGGATGCTATTAATGAGTTCTGGGATTTCGACTCTGATGTACACATGTGGACATTACCAGATGGTCATGTAGCTAAAGTACCAGTTACTGAGATGACTAATATCCGTATTGAAGTTGATGAACTTAATCATCGTACATTCACATACAGATATAACAAACAACAACCTTCTGAGAACTATAGAAGTTTAGTTGCTAATATAGTACATAGTGTTGATGGCTATGTAGCTAGAGAAATGGTTAGACGATGCCATGCTATGAAAATCGAACTTGTCCATATCCATGATTGTTTCGTGTTTAGTCCTGATTACCTACAAATAGTGTGTCAAACATACAGAGAAATACTAGCAGAAATTGCTAATAGTGATCTGCTATCTAACATACTTAGTGAAATTAGTGGTAAATATGTACCTGTTACAAAACATTCTACTAATTTAGCTAAAGAGATTCTAAACAGCAAATATATGCTGTCATAATGAATCATATTTTATAATTAACTGACTTATCTCATTTATGGGGTGAGTCAGTTATTTTTTTCTCTCAGTTTGTATCCGTTCTCCGAACGGTTCTTTAAATATATCAAACTTAACTCTGTACTATTGATTTGATATACTTTTTACTAAATTTATCTAAACTCTAGGAGGGACTATGCAAGTTTTTAAAATTAATCCTTGTGAACTCAGAGGTTGCCTTAATAATCATAAAGGTACCTGTTCACTGGATAAGATGGCTATACAAGTATTTGCAGAGCCTCTAGCCTATTTTCAAGATGCTAGTATTTGTGAAGTAAGACAGCAAATTAATGTCTATCGTACAGAAAATTTAATCGAGAACAAACAATGAAAAAATTCACTCTTTCAGGCAATCAACAACACAATTTGACTGTTCAACAGCAAGCTGTTGTAGATAGTAATGAGCCTACAGTCATAGTCAATGCTGTAGCTGGTAGTGGCAAGACTGCTACGCTTATGCATCTAGCTACAAGATACAGAAAAGGCATTTATCTAGCTTTTAACAAGGCTATTGTTAAAGATGTAGTGCCTAAACTGCCTCTAGGCTGGCAATGCAAAACATTTAATGCTTTTGGCTTAGCTATGACTAAAAAACATTATCCATATGCAACTGTTAACTTTAACAAATACAACAATCTTGGTGTACATCCTAGTGCTAAAGCATTAGTTGGTAAGCATATGAACATGAATGGCAATATATCTAAAGACTCTTGGAAAGAAACTTGTGACAGATTCAAAGTGCCATATAACTTTGCAGCAGAAGCTAAAGATATTATGCAAGAAGGTCAAGAAAACACTAATATTATTAGTGGTGAAGATATGCTTCAATATCCTATTGACAATGGTTGGAAATCAGAAGAATATGAAATTGTTCTTATTGACGAGTGCCAGGATCTAAATCCACAACAAATAGCTTTCTTAACTTGTATTCCTACTAAACGCATTGTGTTTGTAGGTGATACTAATCAAGCTATTTATGGTTTCAGAGGTAGTGATCCATATGCTATGGACAGAATTAGAGAACATTACTCACCTGTAAAATATGAGCTTACAGAAAGCTTCAGATGTCCTACAGAAATTATCTCTACTGTTAAACACATAGTACCTGCTATCACTAGTAATAAAACAGGAGGACAAATCGACACTGTTAATGGTAATGCAGAAATAGACTTTCCAGATGAATGTTTTATTATCAGTAGAACAAATAATAATTTAATTAAGCTTGCTTACAAATTCATCCAAGAAAACAAACATTTTTCTATTG